GTCGTCAACCCTATATGGAATATATATACAATTGCATAGAAAATGCTGAGAAGAATCTATACTTCTCCTAATATTTTTGTTGTGCTGGAACACTTTTATTTTTAAAAATTTTTATGAATATAATTTTTACGAATTTTTATTTATTTTTATGTTTTATTTTATAGATAATATTATATAAAGCTAATCTACTAACCAAGCAGCTGACGAAGCTGTTGATAGGCAGGATGGTGCGACATCGAATAAGTTTCATGGCCTACTGTTCCATTCAACTCACTCAATACATCTCTAATCTCAGAACAGAGTGCGCTTCTATTCTTTCGAATTTGGAATTCCTCCCCTTTAGTAACAAAACAACGAGTCATATTGTGTTCTGAAACTTCGGTAAAAGGTAGGTCACATTCAAAGGGACCAAGGGGCATACTCTCAAACTGCTTTTCCAAAGCGATTTGGGTGGTTTCGGTTATTCCGTACATCTCTTCCACGAGGATTCGCGTTCTACGTGGGGGTGTATATGGTATTAACCATGGTTTTTCTTTTAGATACTCTAAAAATTGAACGCGTTTGTATTGTTCCATAGAGGACACAATACTTTTGCGGATGTTGATTGTTCTAGTCAGGTATAGTACTCGTCTGGCAAAAGCTCCTAAGATAGGAACTTGACCAAATTCGCAACACATACTAAGAGCCTTGCTACGCAATAAACCCATTAAGGTTTTATGCGATGCCCCTATGTATTTCCTACCCGTCCAACCAAACTTCGCGATCGCAGACATCGGATTACATACTACCACCTTATCAGAAGAGTCAAAAATCAAACCACAAAAAGACATTTTTGCAATGTCGGTGTGTGTTTCAACTTTGACTATCCAACCGTAGTTAGCATAATCGTCGACGGTCACTTCAATTCCTTGATCATACCTTACAACAGAGTCATCTCCCTCCACAAAACATGGAGTAAACGGAGTCTTCCCTTCACTTTTGACGAAACCTAGGAAATTCACCATCACAAAATTAGTGAAAGTGTTTCCCAAAGAAGTATCCATTTCACCGGACATTCTTCTAGCTTCAGTTTTGAGTGAACCAAAATTTCTCATTTTCAACAGACGAGAACCAGAAAGAATCTTATCCATAACTGTGAATAAGAGACTTCCTGTGTCAAAATCGAAAACGTCGAACATGCTTTGAGCAAACCCACCCAGGTTTTGAGTCATATAGCGATAGAAATCATGCGCTATTTGCATCTTAACCCGGACGAAATGAGATTCAAAGGATGTATAATCCGCGGCTGTATAAATTCCGCCTTCTACATAAAGTGTGTCAAAAATGGCTTTCGCTCTATCTTTAACCGGCACCACTTTAATAAAGGCTGGATTTTTAACTAGCTCGTGCATTATAGCATCAGCAAAAGGTCCAAGCATGAGCTTTACCCTATCATCTGAAGCATTGATCCAACGAGGAAATTTAAGTGCGTCATAAGGTTCATCTTTTACGAAAGAACCAGTACGTGAAATGTTTTGATAATCCAGATCAGCCTCCATTTCAATTAAGGCTGCTAAAAGTTCTTGTTTTCTCTTTTCTGGATGGTTGATGGTTTTCAACCAGACGCGAGGTTCAGACACATCTCCTTGCTCCAAAGGTTTGAAAAGTTTGTATATATGTCGTTTGGCATATCTACGTATTTTCCGAGCCTTCTTATGCGTGAGTTCCGGTGTCTTAGCTCCGACCCTTTTCAGTGATCCGGCTAGAACACTCAGGTTGTCTTTATGATCTGGTCTAGGTAGAGAAGCGCTTACACATACGACAGGTAACGAGACTGATACTATCGTGATGTCAGTTTTGATGAGTGGTTTACATAAATTTTGGACGCGGAAATCAGATCCCACACCAAGTACTAGTGATTTCTTTATGTCTTGCACACCCATTTCTTCTACTCTATAACCTCTCATAAAGATCCTCTGAGTGAGGGGCCTTACTGAAAAGTTTCATATTTAGATTCTAATGAACCAGAATGCATTGTTCGTAATACGAACGCCGAATCCCGATTCAAATAAACTCCATACTGTAACAAGGGCAAGTGTGAGGAATTGACAGACAAATCCTTCTCAACCAATATCGTCGTTGGATTACTCCCGGAGATTAAAAATCTCCTGGACTTCAACAACAACTCATGATTGATAAAGAAATGTTTCCTATCAAAACCAAGAGCGCCCATCGTCATCCGATCTATATAAAAATGAAGGAACCAAGGGGTCCAACTTCTTATATAGTCATATGTCTTGACTCTGAGCTCCAGTTTATACACTAACCCGGAAGAAAAATCCACTACCCTATCAGATAAGGGTCTCTCATCTTGCAGATAAACTTGTTGTCGTACAATAAAGTACGAGTTCGCGTTTATCCTGATGATAGAACCTACAGGGAGTGGTGCGCTTGGGATATATTCAGACCGAATTCGGGCATGCTTAATAACAGTCAATGCACGATCAAGGTCGTCCTTAGCTATATCCTTATTTCCGTAGAAAGCAGCCACTTGATAAGTTGTGTCTGCTCTCCACTGATCGTAATAACGGTCACGTTCGAGACCGGCGATATGTACATCCAAATGAGTAGGTATTGCCATAGGAGCGGCATTTACCTGATGGACGACCATTGCATTCTGATTTGGTACAACTGGTACCGGGGGACCTGGTTGTACTATCGGAATATCATCGCGATAAGTGAGGGTGTTGGTGATTTCTTTATTATATCGACGCCACAATATACTTAAAGCATAAAGTCCGAGTAGTGGCACAATTTGTTCCGAGACTCTGTTAGCGCAGTATCCAGCTACGTTAACAAGGTCAAGGACCTTAATTTGTGTTTTCAACACTATAAAATAGGAGTCGAGGGCATTATAGAAAGCACCAGCGGCAACCTTAATAAGGCCACCGACTATAGTAGGTATGTTATTGACAGCTAGTCGTGCGAAATCGCAGACTATTTTCATAACAGGGTTAATTACATTAGTAGAAGCAGATTGAGCAGTACTCGCAAGAGTATTAGTAGTCGACATCATATTTAGTTGTAATTTCATATAGGTTTTTGTTGGTAGTGGAGAATACAGACCACTACTGTTGAACCTCTTACCTTACGCATTCGTTCTTATGCGGTTTTGAAAAGTTTACATCTTTTGGGCAACTCACGGTTCGCTGGTTAAAGCTCTGACCCGTGTCCAGAATCACTCTGACTACCACAGAACGTGGTTTTCAAGTCTTTAGATTCCTAAAGACGAGCAAATCCATCTCCTAGATGTGATTCGCATTAAATCCTATTTTAATATTCCGAGGGAAATTCCCGGAGTTAGGCACGCGCCAAAACGCATGACCTCACGAAGATTTACATCAATATTGGTTGATGGCTATTTCCGCATAGCTGCGCAGTGACATTTAACCAGGTTTGTCAACACCTGAACTCGATGTTAGATCAACATCTCGAGTGCCAATGGGGCTAATTCTGTAAGAACATCGAAGAACATTCCGAAGCCAGTTGGGCCTCCGTCTTGCTCTCCAATTTTCTCTTTCACTCCGGCTCCTGGACTACGTGACATTTGCTCAGTGGTTGTGGGGGACACTGCCGATTCGACAGCTAACCATGACTCAGTGAGATTAATCTCTGTTTCGTCGACAGGAGAGGGATTAGCGGAAACGATGTCAATGGAGTTTAGAAAGGGAATGAACTCGTAGTTAACTACGAGCCGAACTCTAAAAACGACATTAGCTGGAGCACCGTTTACAATGCAAAAGAGACACCACTCTGGGGCCCTACCATCTAGGTCACCAATATTCCCATAGTTATTATCGAAAAATGACGTATAGGTTTGTTGGTCGTACGAGATAGGAGTCCATCGTGCAAGCATGGGTTTGCTCACGTTAAGGGGCATGATGGACGAACCATAGAGGTTCTTAAAATCAGACAGGAGAGGAGTAGAGTTATAACCGTAGGGCTCATAACCAACAACCATCTCCCCTGACGCATTGGACAGGGATGCCTCAGACTCAACATACAACCCCGCAGAAACTACTCTTGAATGTGTTGAGTAGGATTGCAAAGCTGCATTAGTGGGTAAGCCTGTGGCAGTGTTCCAAGCCAGTGTTGTTGGACCTGAAATATTTTGAAGATCCTGGATATTATATCCAGTACCTCCAGCACTATTCGGGTGCAATGACACAGTACGAATTCCTCCTAGTCCTAAGGCGCCGACGGTGAAACCTGTTTCATAAACACATTGCAGTGTTCCGGTTTCAACGGCGACATCATCTGGAATCTTGACACCCGCTCCTTGAGCTGGGTCCATGACTGCATTGTACCAGACGGCTTTCTTTTTGAGTTTTCTATCAATTCCCGGACGACTACCTCCCTTAGTATGCAAAGGTTTAGCAGTTGATGAACGTGGGATCTGAACAGCACGTGAGGAAGCACCTCTCACATTGTTCTTAGTATTGGTAGAAATCTCATGAGTCCGCACTGTACTAGGGAGATTTTTCTTGGTTTGGGTGGCATTCTTCTTTTGGGTCAATGCCGGACGTGTGTTCTTTTTGGAAGGTTTTACACTAACCTTGACTTTCTGTTTATTGTTGCTGAGTGGATGACTTTGACTCCCAAAACTCACTCAAGATTTGGGGTCGCACGACCACCGAATAACCTACTACCCTGGTTTGCAGAGTTGGCCGTTTCATCGGTGTAGAGTCTAAATAGACCTGCCATACATCCCGTTTTCTGATCCAAAAACAACCGAAGATCGATTAGTCGTTAATGTTCAATTGGAAAACGAGAGAACTATTTCGCTGTTCATGCGGAAACTTCAAGTCTCGGGACCCACCATTAAGTGATCCAAACCTCATCACGCGGAGGCCTTTGTTTAAAAACACGCTCGCGAGAAAAATTACCAAGCGC